AATAATAGGTTTACTATTATTGGATGCAATTTAGCAAATACTACCATAGACGATGTATACATTGATATATTTGTAATAGATTCATCTAGCGTAGTAGGATATTATGTCAAAGGACTTAAAATTCCTGTTAATAGTAGTGTGAAAGTGATTACAAATGGAGAAAAACTTATTTTAGCAGAACAGTGCGGTCTAAGGATTGTAGCAGATACTGAATCCAGTGTTGATGCTGTGATAAGTTATGCAGAAATAGTATAAGGAAAATGATATGAGCAACTATTTTTTAGGTAATACACAAGAACAAGTTTTGGGAGATATTCCTAAGTTCTTTTACGCACTGCGTAGAGACACAGAAGGAAACTTGTATTTTGCTAGGGTAAATCAAATATCAGGTGAGCCTATTACGATTAATAACATAGGCGATGTAGATTCAAACTACGAAGATTTTACTTTTGGAACCAATTATTTTGACGGAATTGACGAAGATCATGAGCCCTTGAAAGAAAATTTAAAATACCCTCAATATAAATGGGAAGCACGTGATTTATATTACTATGTAAATGCAGAGGGAGAATTAGTTGTACGGATAAATCAAAAATACACATATTCTAACGGAGCATAAATATTGTAATTATTACTAATTTGAGACAAAAACATGGCTGAATTTCGATTAAGTAGATTTAAGTATAAGTGGAAAGGCAACTGGAGCGGCACTACCGCATATATCAAAGATGACATAGTCCATTACAATGGGTCTAGTTACGTTTGTATAGTAGCTCATACTTCTACCAATAACTTTTACGCAGAATATTTAAAACAAGACTTAGTTAATAACGTTCCAACACCTTATTGGGTTAAAATGACCGAAGGATATGTATGGACCGGAGACTGGGAATCGACCACTGCCTATAAAATAGGCGATATTGTTAAATTAAACGGCAATGTTTATATCTGTGTGACAAATCATACCAGCGGAGCGAACTTCAATCCGGCTGACGGTAACTGGGAAACATACGTAGATTCTACAAAGTTTAGACAAGATTGGACTCAAAATACAAATTATGAATTAAATGACATTGTACGATATGGCGGCACAGTATATCTTTGTATTAATAAACATACTTCTAGTAATAATGCTGCTGGTCTAGAAGCGAACCTTGCGAGTTGGGAAGTATACTATTCAGGGGTAGAATACAGAGGCGAATTCACAGGATATATAAAGTACAAAATAAATGATCTAGTTTTATATAAAGCAACTCTTTTAAGATGTACTACTGCATATACTTCCACTCACGTTTTTGACGAGACAAAATGGGCCATCGAACTTCCAGGACAACTATATCAAGGCGATTGGGATCCAGCAACTTATTACAGTGTAGGAAATATTGTTAAGTATGGAGGATATCTATATTATTCTCTTACTAATAATTTTAATGAACTACCTAATGCATCAATTTATGATTTATCACCAAGTGATACAGCATATTGGCAGATATTATATAAAGGTATTAATTTTGCAGGAACATGGAACGTTTCGAGTGAGTATAAAGCAGGTGATGTAGTACGGCGCGGCGGAAGTTTATATGTGGCGTTAATAGATACTACCTTAACCGAAGATGGTAGTAGTTTAGATTATTTGGATACTTCAAATTGGGAACTATTAACCACCGGATATAATTATGCAGGTAACTGGCTAGAAGTTACTCCTACAGGAGAGCCTGGAGAAATCTTAAGAACATACGGTGCTGGAGATATTGTAAGATTTATTGGTAATACTTACAGAGCATTAGTCGAACATGTTCCTTTATTAACTAATGCACCTAACACTCCGGCAGGCCCTACTTATTGGGAATTAGTATTAAAAGCAGGCCCTAATACAGGTTTACAAATCGAGGGCGATCTACTAACCTACGGCTTTGATCCGCTTGATTACGGGAACTATGATGCATTAAAACCTATTAATGTTGAGATAGGAACTCCAGGACAACTTTTAAATATTGGACTAGCCGAACTCGTTACCGAACCAGATCCTCCTCCACCAGTAGATGTAATTCTCGCATTAGAAAAAAAATTAGAATATAAAACATGGGGAGTTGTCAGCAGATTACGCCATGTAGGAACAGATGGTGTAGACGATGATACAGATCCAGAACGCGGCATTAGTCCGTTTAAACCTTGGAGAACTATAAGATTTGCTGCTAGTCGTCTAGATGATAATTTTAATGGAAATAGTACTATAAGTGTAGGAGTTGGCGTATACGAGGAAGTATTACCTATAGTTATACCAAAAAACACAGTGGTGCTTGGATCAGAATTAAGATCAACACTTGTAAGGGCTGCTGGTCCTGTAGCTGCTTTACAAGGAGATTATGTATATACTAGAATAGCTCTAAGTAGATTAATTGAAATTATTGAAAATGTTATTTTAGGAAATCCTATTACTAAAACTACCACAAATACTTTAGATCAAGTTTTAGTAGGACAAAAACCTGTACAAGTATCCTTTACTCCTCCACAGTACATCATTGAAACTGGTGAAGAAATATTTGATACAGATTTTATAGATGTTGTTGGAACAGGTCCTGCTGGTATTGCTGCTCTTACTTTGTTCGATCAAATTATAGAATATCTTGATTCATATATTGACGAAGATGGAGATCCTCCGGCATTTTACGGAAGTAATTCTTTAACTACAAACGAAGGATTTATTAATGCAACTTATATTTTAGATGCAAATAAAAATTTCCTTGCAGAGGAAGCAGTTGAATTTGTAAGAATAAATTATCCAGCATTTCAGTTTGATGGTGATGCCTGTAAACGTGATGTAAGAGAATATATTAGAGCAATAATGAGTGATCTGAAGTATTCTAGTAATTATAAATCGTTGATGGCCGCTAGATACTACAAAAACGCTGTATTAGGGTCATCGGGCGAAGACATGTTTTATTGTAGAGACGCTACAGGTGTAAGGAATATGACTTTAGCCGGCTTAGTTGGTACTATTACAGCACAGCCTGTGCGATACCAAGATACTGTTGGACCATCTTATATTAGTTTAGATCCAGGATGGGGTCCAGCTCATGAAGAATGTTGGATTATAAATCGCTCTCCTTATATACAAAGAGTTACAACACAAGGGTATGCTGCTGTAGGACAAAAAATTGACGGAGCATTGCACAACGGCGGCAATAAATCTATAACATCAAACGACTTTACACAGCTCATATCCGACGGTTACGGTGCTTGGGTAACTAACAACGGCCGCGCTGAATTAGTTTCCGTCTTTACTTATTATGCTAATGTAGGTTATCTTGCTACTAATGGCGGAATCATTAGAGCTACAAACGGTAACAACTCTTACGGTAATTTTGGTTCAGTAGCAGACGGTAGAGATAATACAGAAACTCCTATCTCCGGTACTTTAAATAATAGATTAAATGAAGCAACCATTGCTGGAAATATCGTTTCTCCTACCGGAGCTATCTTATTATTAGAATTTAATAATGCAGGACAGAGTTATACAAATGCAGCTCTTACACTTATTGGATCAGGTGCCGGTGCTAACGCTATATTTGAAGATTTTAGAGATAATGCTATATTTGATGTAAAACCTATTGACACTGAAGCAGACGATTTTTCAACGCTGAATCAAGTAATTAATCAAACAATTGGCGGTGCAGGTTATACTGAAACCCAAGGTAATGCTCAGCCGCATTCTACACCAGGAGGGGATGATACAGGAATTACTATTGCTGTTAATGACGACGGAACCGAAGCACAATATCTTGGTATGAGAATAATAGTTCTTAGTGGTCCAGGTGCTGGCCAGTACGGGTATATAACAGAATATAATACAACTAGTAAGGAAGTTCTAGTTTCAAGAGAATCAGATGATCAACCAGGATGGGATCATATTATACCAGGATATCCTCTTACATCATTTACCACAGGTACTACTTATAGAATCGAACCCCGTGTGATATTCTCAGATCCAGGATTTGAAAGTGAAGAAATAACTGTGCCTGTTACCGACGAATGGGGAGCTGTTATATACGGTGAAACATCAGGACAATATTTCAATATTCCTACACAATTTGGAACAGGTGAAGTAGAAACACAAGACGGATTGACTCCATTAGTAGCAACATTTGATGTTATCAAAACAGGAAGAACTTACTCGGCTACATTAAATGAAAGTGGTGCAGGATATGCAGTAGGAGATGTAATTTCTGCATCAGGTGCTTTATTAGACGGTGTAACATCTGAAAATAATTTAATAATCACAGTAACTGAAGTTTCAGACGATAGTACGAACTCAATCGTAGACTTTACAGTAAGCGGAGTAGCATCTAGCGGTGTATTCGTAGTATTTCCTCAAAACAGTGATCAAATTTTATATTCTTACGATGCAGAAAATTGGACCGCTTCTGTTTTACCGTCGTCCGGACAATGGACCAATGTTGCTGCCGGAGAAGGATTACTACCGGTAATAGCACCGACGTCGTCGGCAGTGCTATTTGTGGCAATAAAAGCTGACGCTGTAACTGTAAATGCAGCAGCATATTCTTATAACGGCATAGATTGGACAACGACTGCTATGCCAAGTATAGAAAGTTGGAGTGCAGTTACATATGGTGATGGTAAATTTGTAGCAGTAGCACAAGGAACATCAAATGCAGCATATTCTGAAAACGGTATAGACTGGGATTCTTCTACGATCGTTAGTCTAGACTCATCAGACCATGTTTGGGTAGATATTACTTACGGTGCCGGACAATTCGTCGCTATTGCTAACAGTATAGATGCAGTAGCATATTCAGATGACGGAATAACGTGGGCAGGAACTGATATAAGCATTTCTACAACCAGTAATGATTGGGTTGGTATTGCTTACGGCAACGGTAAATTCGTAGCAGTGGCTAGTAACGGAAAAACTGCATATGGATTTAATCCAACATTTTGGTTCGATGGAGTTCAGATACTAGATGCTCAGCTAAATCCGGTGAAAATTAAATCTATTAAGTATGCACAAGGAGTTTTTCTAGCTATCGGTACTACCCAAGCAGGATCTGCAACAGAGAAAATATTTAAATCAGAAAACGGTGTGCAATGGGTTGAAGAAACATTAACTTCTAGTTTACCTTGGAATAATATCGGATTTGGTAATCCTGATCTTTCTCCAGTGACATCATCGTTAGGTATTAATACTCCAATATGGGTAGCAGTGGGCGGAACAACTAACAGAATTAGTAAAATAAGAGCAGGTAAAAGAGCTTTAGGACGTTGTTTAATTGGTGGTGGTAGAGTTTCGTCTATTAAAATTTGGGATCCGGGCTCTGCATATACTACAACTCCTACAGTAACTTTAATATCACCTAGCCTTTCAGAACCAGCAGTGTTTACAATAAGAACTTCAGACGGAGTTCTCGCTAATCCAAGCTGGAGTAATAGAGGAATTGGCTATCTTTCTAACACACTTACTGCTACAATTACAGGTGACGGCGTCGCAGATGTTGTTCCTGTAGGAAAAAATATTTCAATCAGCAGATTAGAAAGATTACCTATATTAGGTGCTCAAATTGAATTTGTGGGTGACGATACAATTTACACTATTGTAACACGTACACAATTAAGCGAGGATTTCAGCGGTGTCACTGCTAGATTCCGTATTAGCCCAGAATTACGTGTAAGAGATGCATTCTTCCATGACCAGCCTGTATTAATTAGAGAAAGAGTCAGCCAAATACGACTAACTGGACACGATTTCTTGGATATAGGCACTGGCAATTTTGAACAGACAAATTATCCTGAAATATACTCAACAGGATTGTTTACTCCTGATCCAGAAAATGAAATTGATTATCTAAATGGTGGTGTTGTTTTCTATACATCCACCGACCAACTGGGTAACTTTAGAGTAGGAGAGTTATTCCAGGTAGAACAGGCCACTGGTATTGTAACATTAAGTGCAGACTTTTTTGATTTAGCAGGTCTTAGTGAATTACGATTAGGCGGCATTAGAATTGGAGGAACAGGCGCAATTATTCGAGAGTTCTCAACAGATGTATTGTTCTCAGCAGATTCGAATAGTGTGGTTCCTACTCAACGTGCTATAGCTAGATATCTTTCAGGCAGATTAACAGTGGGCGGATCAGAAATCGCTACGTCAAGTTTTATTGCGGGAACAGTGTCAGTAGGACCGCAACTAATTACAAATACAGCAAATTTAAATATTGTAATTCCAGTTCAAGCCAACTTTACACCAACATCAATAGTTGCAGGAACAATTATCGCACAAACGTTCTTTTATTCGTCCTTTAGAGAACGTTCAGATTTTTAAGAAATAAATACAACAATCGGAGCATAGAATGGCAGAATTTAACCTTGGTAGAATTAGATTTGTATGGAAAGACACCTGGAATGCAGGCACTGTTTACTACAAAGACGATGTTGTAAGATACGGCGGTAAAACCTATATATGTATGGTTAATCATACATCGAATGCGTCATTTGATGTTGATTTGACATTTACACCTTCTAAGTGGAATGTAATGTCCAACGGCCAAGATTGGAGAAGTGGTTGGACCACTGGTACTGTATATAAAATTGGAGATATAGTAAAATATGGCGGTAATCTTTATATTGCCAACTTAGGCCATACATCAGCTGCTACTAGTACATTAGGACTAGAAGCAGATTTAAACAAATGGGATTTATTTGGAGAAGGATTTGACTGGAAAAATGAGTGGACAACATCGACTCGTTATAAGATCAATGACGTAGTAAAATACGGCGGCTACACATATGTAGCTAATGTAGGCCATACATCGGCTGCAACTGTTTCGTTAGGATTAGAAGCAGATCAATCAAAGTGGGATGAATTTAATCAAGGATTAGAGTATAAGACAGCTTGGCTAACTTCAGTTAGATATAAAGTAAATGATGTAGTAAAGTACGGCGGCGGGTTATATATTTGCGTATCAGATCATACTTCTACTACTTTCGAATCAGACGAATCAAATTGGGAAACTTTTACCAACGGTTTACAATATCAAGACGAATGGAGTAATCTAACTTTATATCAAATCGGAGATATAGTACGCTACGGCGGAAATCAATATGTGGCACTAACTAATCATACCGGTTTAGTGCCTACTACTGCTACATCGGACTGGAGGTTATTCGCCGAAGGTTTAAATTGGTCAAGTGACTGGGTAATTACACAAGATTATAGAATTGGAGATGTAGTTCGTGTTAACGGATATACATATTTGGCGATTGCCGATTCTCCTTCTACACAAGTTACTGTTTCTGCTACAAACGCAGGTACAAGAATATTTACAGCTAATACAACAGAAGGACTTGTGTCAGGAATGGCTGTTAAATTTACTGGTACAACATTCGGTAATGTGTTCACAAATGCAACTTATTATATCGATACAGTAGAGGAAGTAGACGAGTTTACAATTAACGATGACCAAGACGGTTCAGAATTTACTCCAACTACTGCGTCAGGCCTAATGACAGCAACAGTTGCAGCGCATCCTACTAACACATCATATTTTGCAAGACTAAACAGCGGTATAAGTTGGCAAGGTACATGGCAAGACGACCGGGAGTATGAAGTCGGCGATGCAGTACAGTTCGGAACTAATTCTTATCTTTGTATTAAAAAACATAGATCAGAAGCAGACGACGGTTCGTCGATTATTAATACCGGTGGCGGCGCAGCACTGAGTCGCCCGGACCAAGACATATCAGGTACTTATTGGAACGTTATTGCAGTAGGTACAGAAACAGAAGTATTAACCCGTGGCGGCGACTTAGTTTACTATAGTGAAGGCGTTGGGCCAGCACGACTACCTATCGGAACAGAAGGACAAATATTACGTGTAAGCGATGCTGGATTCCCAGAGTGGGCAACTTTAGGTCAATCAGATTTTACCTATTATGTCAACAGTGCTACAGGAACAGATCTTCCTGCTCCAACACACGGAGTTACTTTAGATAAACCATTCAAAACTATTAGATATGCAGCAGAACAAGTCTTAAACGGTGCTCGTTATCCAAATGCTCGACAGCTAATCGAAATTAACAGAGCGTTTATTCAAAGAGAAGTAACAGCATGGATTCGTTACCAGATTGATAATGCAACAATTTCAAGTATTTGGTATAATTTCACTTATGAAACTGCTAAATGCGAAAGAGATGTTGGATTTATTATAGATAGAACAGTATATGATCTAACACATGGTGGCAATTTAAAGATTCGTGCAGCAGCTCAAACATTCTTGAATGCACTAGATGACGGACCTTTTTCAACAGCAGAAGAAAACAATGGTACCGGCCCATATAATAACTTAGCAGCAGAAGGACAACAATCAGCAGCAGCATATAATTATATGCTTGAAGTTATAGAAGCAGTATTGAATCAAACACCGCCTGCAACATTATATCAAAATGTAGGAGATGATTCGACTGCAATTGCTCCACAAAATTTTGTAAGCACTATTGTAAGTGCAGAACCTGGTGCTTTACCAATCGTTCAAGAACTAGTCGGAGTTATTACAACTGTATTAGTATCTGGGGACACTGCGGATATTCCAGAAAGAGTAGTTCCAAATAATTTAATTAGAGCAGCTACAGGAAGATATAGAGAAACACTTCCTATAATTGTACCAGCAGGAACATGTATTCAAGGCGACGAATTACGTTCGACGAATGCAGGACCTGCAGGAAGTCTAGTCAATCTAGAAGATTCTTATTACAGTATAAGAACACTTGACCGTTTAAGTACTGTTATTGGTCAATTAGTAGTAGGAACAAATGTTACACCAACATCTGGTAATACTATTCCACAAGTAGATCAATATCCATATGGTGACACAGCAGAAGCAACTGTATTAACTGATCTTGTACAGATGATGAGAAATCAAATTGATTTTTCTCTTAATACAATGTATACAGCTACACTCACAGATCCTGTTGGGTACAATTCTTCATATCTTGTAGGCTACGGTGATGCTAGAAAATTAATACAATATAATAAAAAATGGCTGCAAGAAGAAGTAATTTCATACCTTGCTGCTAACTATCCAACTCTAGCATATGGAAAAACAGATACCAGACGTGACACTGGTTACTTAATTGATGCTATCATTTATGATTTAACTTATGGCGGTAACGCTATGAGTGTAAAAGCAGGTTTAGCATATTGGGACGGCGACGATAATTCTGGTCCTCAGATTCCAACATCAATTAGAGTAGCGACTCTTGCATCTATAAACTTTTTAAAAGAAAGGATGCAAAGTTTATCTACCAACGACACTATTACTCCGTTGCAAACAGCCATAAGTAGATATACTGGTACAGCAGGATCAGTAGCCGCACGTACCTTTATTGGTGCTAACATGGATGTTATAATTGAATTAGTAACCGACGGTCCTGAAAATGCTGTTTACACATTAACTGATCCGTCTGCAACCAATGGTGTAACATCAACTACTGCATTAATATCTGCTTATTCGACATTAAACAGTGCAGTAGAAACAATTAAAGACAATACCATTGATTATATCAATACGAATTTTGGTTCCTTTACTTATAATAGTAGTCTTTGCAGAAGAGATGCAGGATTTTTAGTAGATGCTGGTTATTATGATGTAGCATTCGGATCAAATTTCTGGGCAGTACAAAACGGTATTTCTTATTATAGACAACAGTCAGCAGTTGTTATTACCGGACAGTTACAACAAGAGTTAGGATCTGTTAATTTTATTAAATCAGAAATTAATACATTATTGACAAGCTACTCAACAGCTAGAACAAGAAGCCATAATACATATAACGAAATTCTTGATATTCTAGAAAACGGTGTAGGAAACGCAGATGCATTAGTGTTTACAAATACAGGAACTGCTAATTTTACTAATGCTAGACAACAATTACAAACTAACAGAGCATTTATTATCACTGAAATCAGTGACTGGTTAAACACTAATTATAATTCGGTATGGGTCGGGTTAGGACCAGAAGGGCAAGCAAAATGTCAGCGCGATATAGGATATAGCATCGATGCACTGTCATACGATGTTAACTATGGAGGAAACCTGGCAACTAGAAATATTGCTAGAAGCTTATTCAATAATATAACTGGTGTATCAGTTTATCCTGTAGGCCAACAAGCAGCATCAGCAGCAATGTATACCCAAATTGGTGTAGTTTGTGCAGACATTGTACAAGAATTATACCCAGGACAGAACACTAGTGGCACAGCAGCTACCGCAACAGAAGGCGGTAGAATGACAACTCTTGCAGGTAATATCGAAAATGTTATCACCGCAAATAGTTTAAGTGGATTAGTTGCAGAAAGTGCTCCTAGTATTACATGGGCTGCTGCTGATATTCAAGCGGCAGCAGGTATAATTGCTTCTAATAAAACAGACATTGTTAAAGGAACTTTACAGTTTATTACAAACACTTATAGTAGCTTAGTTTATGATCATGCTAAATGCTCTAGAGATGTTGGTATAATATTAAAAGCAGTTGGATATGATTTCATGTTCAACAGTAACTATCAGTCTATTAAAGCTGCTCATTCGTATTTGAGACTAACTGCAACTGAAGTTTATACTTTAAATCAAAAAGCAGCTACAAGAGCAGCACTAGAATATGTACGAACTCAAGCAATTGCAAATGTCTCATCAAACGCGACTGCTATTACTAGAATTAATGTATTGATGCCCTTAATTAATAATATTATTTTTAGTGCATCGAATGAAGGATCTGTTTGCCAAACAGAAGAAAGAAACAGATATTATGCTGAACTTTTATTAGAACTCAATAGAGAGTTTTTAGTTGCAGAAGCCACAGCATACATTGACGTGACATTCAGTGATACAGCTACAGCCTCAGACACTGTCGACGATTCGTTTACTATTTCAAGCACTTCTTGGTTAACTAGAAACGCTGGGATTAAATTTACAGGAACAGTATTTGGAGGGATTACAGCAGGTAGAATATATTATGTTCGAGACATTATTAGTTCAACTAAGTTCTCGGTATCAGAATCAAGATTTGGTGCCATTTTTAATTTAAATTCATCGTCAGGAAGCATGAGTGTGTCGCTGGCATATGATAGTGCATTATGTTTAAGAGATGTGAATACTTACATCGATGCATTAAAATATGATTTAAGATATCCAGGTAATTATAGATCTCGTTATGCAGCAAGGTATTATATAAATGCAGTTACAGGCAGTTTAGAAGAAGATATGTTCTATCTAAGAGATGCTACTGGTTTAAGAGACATGACTCTTGATGGATTATTCGGAGACTTAACACCGCCTAATGCATACGGAACAAGTAGAGTAACTGCTGGTGCATATGCAAGCTTAGATCCAGGTTGGGGTCCAGCCGACTTTACAACATGGATTATTAGCCGTTCTCCTTATGTACAAGGGTTAACTACATTTGGTAATGCTGCTATCGGACAAAAAATCGACGGAGCATTGCACAACGGAGGAAACGATTCTATAACGTCTAACGACTTTACTCAAGTCATTAGCGATGGTATTGGTGCGTGGGTAACTAACAACGGTCGTGCTGAATTAGTTTCAGTATTCACTTATTATTCTCATATTGGATACTTGTCAGAAAACGGTGGCCGTATTAGAGGTACTAACGGTAACAATTCTTATGGTTCTTTTGGTGCTATAGCAGAAGGTGTAGATTTAACAGAAACACCTAATACTGCTATTGTAGATAATATCACTAGATTTAGTCCAGAACTGTTTCAAATTTTAACAGACGGATCTTCATTGTTACGTGCAGAATATCTCAATGCTGGTATCGATCATACTACTGCAACTTGGACAATTACTGGTGGTGGTTCCAACGGAGCTGCTGTTCAGGATGAGTTCAGAGATGACGGTGTATATCAAGTACGATTAATAGAAGGCGAAGCAGAATCAGAGCAATTTGGAGGTCTAGGTTACGTAACTTTTTCTAGTACAGCACAGGTTGGAGATTCAACTTCGATAACACTTGCAGCAACAGATGGTAGCCCAGATGATCAGTATGTTGGGATGACTGTTTTATTAACTGGAGGAACTGGTGCAGGCCAAATTGGAAGAATCACAGCATACTCTTCTGGTACTAAGATAGCTACTGTAGAAAAGTTTAGCACTGGTGCAGCTGGCTGGGATCATGTTGTTCCTGGGACTGCTATTGTGTCTCCGGATGCATCTACAACTTATACTATTGAACCAACTGTAGAATTTAGTTCACCAGGATTTACTACTACTGTATCAACAAGTATTGCATCTTCACAATGGACAGATGCAGTGTTCGGACAAACTACAGGCACTTATATTAATGTAACTGGAACGTACAGCGGTGACGGTAATGTAACACCTGCTACTTTTAATGTAATCAGAAACGGTTGGAAGTATATAGTAACAGGAGTAACTGGCGGCAGCGGCTATGAGCGTCTTCAAACTATCACTATAGCAGGAACAGATTTAGGCGGTGCAAGTCCTGCGAACGATATTGTAATTACTATTACAAGCGTAGATCCGATAACCGGAGAATTATTATTACAAGACGAAGAACTCAATCCAGCGGTGCCATTTGATTTTGTAGGTACAGGATTCAGCGGAAGATATGTTGCTATACGAACAGCAGCTTCGGGTGCATATAGTAACGATGGTATAACATGGACTAGTATGTCTATGCCAAGTAACCAATCTTGGACTTCAGTAGCAGCGGCACAAGTAGACGATGTTTCTTCTATTCAAAACACCGGAATATTTGTAGCAGTAGCATCCGGAACAAATCAAGCAGCATATTCAGAAGATGGCATAAATTGGGATGCAACCACAATGCCAGAATCAGCTGACTGGATCAGTGTTACATACGGAAACGGCCGCTGGGTAGCAATTGCATTGGATACGACTACAGTCGCAGTGTCCTTAGACGGAATCACTTGGGATATAACCGGTACATTGGCTACTACCGGTTACAATGCTATAACTTATGGAAAAGGATTATTTGTAGCTGTAAGAAGCGGAACTACAGTAGCAGCTTCGAGCACTGACGGAGAAACCTGGGCAACAAGAGTGTTGCCAGCAGCATCAACATGGACGACGGTGACATATGGTAATAATAAGTTTGTTGCCTTAGCTAGTAATTCAAACGATGGTGCTTACAGCTTAAACGGAACAACATGGAGCTCGATGACTACTACATCGCCAGATGGTAGTTCTGTGGCCGGTTACGAAAAAGTCAGTTATGGCCAAGGATTATTTATGGCCACGGTATATAATTCAGCAGTTGAAGATTATTCTTTCGTAGTTACTAGCGAAGACGGTATAGTTTGGACTGCTAGAGGTCTTCCAGGACCTAGTGCAGCAGTCGTCGCTGGATATAATGCACTTGCTTTTGGAACTCCAGACCGTAACGGGTACTGGGCAGTTCTAAGTGAGCAAGTTAGTTCACATACTGTGCGTGTTAGAACTGGAGCGACTGCAAAAGGCAGAGCGTCTGTAGCAGACGAAAAAGTGTTCCAGATTATTATTACTGAGCCAGGGTCAGGTTATGATACTGTGCCTACTATGACTGTAACAGATCCTAGTGTAATTTATGATGTTCCGCACACAGTAAGAGTAGGCAGCGGAGTATTAGCCAATCCTACCTTTACAAATAGAGGATCGTCGTATGTTACAGGATCGGCTAATCTATCAGGCCTTGACGGTTTCGCTGATAATTATCAAGCAACCGGTGTCATTGCGATTAGAAGATTAACACAAAGACCTGTAGCTGGTTCAAACATTGTATTCTCGCACTTACCAGATAGAGTGTTTAAGCTAGTCAATGTGTTGACATTCTTGGGAGAAATTGACGGATCTTATAAGGCGTTCTTCCAAATAAGTCCGACATTCTCTATAGATGAAGCACCAGAAAACGGTGTAAGTTTAGAAACAAGGATTCGATATTCGCAAGTTCGATTAACAGGACACGATTTCTTAGATATTGGCACCGGCGGATTTACTAGTAGCAACTACCCAGGAACACCTTTAATAGCACCAGACCCGGCAGACGAAGTTGTTGAAAACGGCGGTGGAAGAGTATTCTTTACAAGTACAGACCAGGACGGAAACTTTAGAGTAGGTAATTTGTTTGCAGTTGAACAAAGCACTGGTATTGCAACACTAAATGCGGATGCATTTAACATTTCGGGCTTGAATGAACTTAATTTGGGTAACGTAACATTAGGCGGCGGATCTGCAACAATTACTGAATTCAGTACAGATCCATTCTTTAGTGCAGACTCAGATAATGTAGTACCAACACAACGTGCTATTAAGGCATATATTGCATCACAAATTGGTGGAGGTGGTGCAGCGTTAAATGTAAATAGTGTAACAGCAGGTAGCATATTGATTAATAGTAATCAAATTACAACTATTACTAGCGGCGCGATACAAATGAATGCAACTTTCGATTTCCGCGGCGGCATTATCGGAGTTCCAATCGCATTAAATTACTTTTTAATATAAGTATACAACATGGAGAAATAAAATGGCATCAGGAAGATTAGGGGCACAAAATTTAACAACTACAAGTAATGTAGTGTTATATACTTGCCCAACAACAACATTTACGGTAGCTACAGTAAACTTAGTTAATAGAAACAGCACCGAGATTAGGGCAAGAATAGCTATATCAGCTTTAGATGCACCTACAGATGCAGAATGGATAGAATATGATGTTCTATTACAAGCAAACGGTGTGGTTGAAAGAACTGGTCTTGTTTTAGATGCAGGTAAAAGAATTGTAGTTAGAACCAATACAAGCGGAGTTTCCGCTGTGGCATTTGGTATCGAAACTACAACATTAGCTTAAGGAATAATAAAAATGTCAAGACGAGTAACAGCGGGTATTCTACCAACCGGTTTTGGAGATTTATCTATTAATGGTAGTGTTCTAACAGTTGGTGGAACCAACAACAGCATTACTATAACTCCAGTCGGTACAGGGATAACACGATCTTCTAAAGATTTTCAAATAGAGGCAGGATCGAGACTTAGATTAGCCGATAACGACTCTACAAATTGGGTAGGATTTAAAGCCCCTGCTACTGTTTCGACTAATGTTACATGGACATTACCTTCTGCTGACGGTTCCGATAACACATTTTTGTCAACTGATGGAGCCGGTAATTTATCCTGGATTTCAGCGAACTTAGGAGTACAAGATCAAACGTCTTCTACAAGTGTACATTATCCATTGTTTACGGAAGTAACAACAAATACAACCTCTGAGACACTTTATCGTGCATCGACTAAGTTATCATTCATACCAAGTAGCGGTATATTTTCTGCTTCTGGAGTTTCTGTAACAGCTAGTACTGCGTCAAGCGGGACAGGTTCTGGTGCTCTTATAGTTACCGGAGGCGCAGGCATTGGAGGACAGCTTAGTGCTAATACACTTAACAGCGGAAACTCTCAAATTACTTCATTAGGTGTAGGCACTGCTGCATCAGGTACATCTGGAGAAGTACGTGCAACGAACAACGTAGTAGCGTATTTTTCATCGGACGCCAAATTTAAAGAAAATATTAGAGATATTCCAAATGCACTAGATAAAGTTTGCAGTATTGGCGGAAAATTATTTTCTTGGACAGACGAATATGTAGAATCTAAAGGCGGTGCTGACGGATATTTTATTCTAAAAGACGATTACGGTGTAATAGCTCAGGATGTGTTATCCGCATTTCCAGAAGCTGTAAGAAAACGTGATGACGACAGTTTGGCTGTTGATTATGCTAAACTAAGTGCCTTAGCTTTTGCTGCAATAGCTGAATTGAAAAAAGAAATAGATGTATTGAAAGGCAACTGATGAACGGAAATAACAAAGCACTTTCGGCAAAGATAACAAATCTTCTTCCAAAAGAATTTTGTCAATTTTACACACACGTTTTAATGATGCAAAGTTTAAAACCAAAAAAACATGATCCTCAGGTTCCGGATTGTTTAGCTAGGTTAGATCATGAAATAATGTTCGATACTGTGTTAGAAAGATTATGGCCTACTATGGAATCAATCGTCGGCGAAGAGCTCTTACCAACGTATGCATTTTCTAGATTATACACTAATGGAAATATACTAGAAAAACATATAGATAGGCCAGCGTGTGAAGTAAGTGTAACCATACAATTAGGTCGGTCTCATCACTACTCATGGCCAATTTATGTTGGTAATGATCGTTATGATTTAGCAGAAGGCGACGGAGTTTTGTATCATGGCTGCGATGTAGAACATTGGAGGGAAAAATGTGATGGTCCTCCAGGATATTATTCAGGACAATTATTTTTACATTATGTAAGAAAAAATGGAGAACATTCTAATCATGCTGGAGATGCTATGAATAGACGACCTCCGGCTTTTATGAAAAATCGAACTTATCTAATGGAGAGTAAATGATTTACGCAATACCTCCAAGAAATCCAAAAGGAAAAGATTTAGTTGCATACTGGGATGATTTTCTCAAACCAGAACATATCGATCTTATCTTGCAAATGCCTGAATGGAATAATTTAGCAGATGGTGTTGTTGGTGGTCAGAATGATCCCAATACAGCAGCAAATAGACCAGAAATAAGAACGAGTCAAATTGCATGGATGCATCTAAATGAAAGTAATGCAGGATTATGGGATGTTATTTCTAAAGTAGTTGCAGAAGTAAATAGCCAGTTTTTTCAATTTGATTTAACTGGAATGTATGAGCCTATGCAGCTATCTTTATATGATTCAGAAAAGATTAATCAAGGACACTATACGTGGCATACAGATATGTCTATGATGGATAGGCATGTTCCAAGAAAACTCAGTATGTCATTGTTGTTAAGTGATCCTTCAGAGTTTGAAGGTGGAGAGTTTGAAGTAAAAACCGATAGCGACATTCCGATTAATTTAGAACAAAAAAGAGGAAGAGCATGGTTTTTTCCAAGCTGGGCACTACATCGTGTTACTCCTGTGACAAAGGGTGTACGTAAATCATTAGTATTATGGGTGGGCGGACCACCTTTTAAGTAATTGAGGAGCAAATAAAATGGCATTACCAGGACCAGGACCATCGTTATCGATGGATCAGATTGGAGTAGAATTCGGAGACTCTAGACCCCACGCCCTAAACGAATTTTATAGGGGAGGACCGTTAGTTAGCAATTATCCAGCAAACGCCGGAGTTCCTACAGCAAATCAAATAGCGATTGGTAATTTTTACGGAACTAATAATCGAAACGTAATCAGTGTCACAATTACTGGCAGTACTTCAAATTATAATGCATGGGATAATAGACAGCCAACTTATTTTCCAGGAAAAACAGATATAACATTTACTATAAATCCAGGAGTAATTATAAGTAGTGGCAGCACTGCGGCAGCATTCACAGTTCCGAACCAATTTAATGCTAGCGATACTGTAAGAATCGTTAATAACGGAACAATTCTCGGACGAGGCGGTGACGGAGGCCCAGGCGGTGATGGCAATCCAGGCGGCGTAGGTAATGGCAATACTGGAGGTGGCGGCTCAACTGCTTTACAAATTTCTCGTCCGACAACTATAACTAATAATGGAAACCTGTGGGGCGGAGGAGGAGGAGGCGGCGGAGGCGGAGGCGCTAGAGTAAACTCTTCGTTCTTTGGAGGCGACGGTTCATATACCTTTCCATCTTTCACCAATGGCGGATGTTCTGGTGGTGGTGGCGGCGGCGGCGGCCGAGGAATATCTAACGGGGGTGCAGGCGGCGGCGCCTTTGGCCCGTTCAACGTTTCTGGAGGAAGCCCAGGCGGCGCAGGCTCCGTTCCTACGAATGGCGGTGGCGGAGGCGGAGGATCAACCACAGGTGCTGGCGGTACAGCCACCGGCGGTGGCGGAGGTGCTGGCGGTGGAGCCGGTGCTAACGGCGGTGGCGGACAAAATACACTTTCGTCCAACAACTTTTCAGCTGGTGGTGGTGCTGGCGGCGCAGGAGCATACATAGTAGGGAATCCGTTTGCTACTTTCCCTGCTACCGGCTCAAGACTTGGAAATGTAGGTTAAGGAGAAAGCATGTCATTAATCAAAATGAAAATTTTAAAATATGAAGAAGAAAGTAATTCTTTAATTGTAGTATTTGCGTCAGAAAATTCTCAAAAATCTATTGATGAATATCCTATTGCCGCATTTCAGCCAACTATGTTTGATACTCAAGATCCAGCAAAAGTGATAGAACATATTGCAAGAGCAGGTATATCTGTTACACAAAAACAAGATAAAGACGAACAATTTAAAAATAATCCAGATTTGGCAAAAAAATACCAAGAATACATAGGAAAAGAGTTAGTATTTGACGTTGATACGTTGTTACAAACAGCAGATCAAATAGTAGAACATAGAGTAGAATATGCATCTATAGTAGATGAAATTCTAGAAGAAATTGTTATTGACAATATCGATGATACGCAAAAGAAATCAGATTGATAATATTCGAGTAGAGCGTATATGTTTATTTTCACAAGAATCATTAGAAATTAATGCTTTAAATATCGATGATATAGACGAAGGAGAATTATCCTGGATTTATATTTTAGAAGGTGAGTTGTTTATAGAAAGTGCAAAATCTAAAAATTTAACAAGTTTTGTAACTAATAATAAATTAAACGATCTTAGAGCGTTTTCGGAAGGATTTATTAAGATAACCGCTGGTATTACTGGGTGTGCTTGCTTATTAATATTTTCTTCAAAATGTTGTTGCTCAGTAAAAAATTTAAAAGATACAAATATTATCTCTTCGGATACATCAATTTCGTATATTCTGCCTCTGGTCAAAAATTTAGAATTTACAAATTCAGACAAGCCATTAAGCACTAAAAATATAGTAATTCTACCAAAAGGAAAATCAGTCAAGTTTAAAAATCTTGACAATAATTCTCATCACATTCTATTGATAAACACTTAAGAATAAATATCTTGGATTTTTAACTTAAATTTATTATGAAACTATCAAAAAAACATGCTAGAGATTTCACTGTTTCTTTTATACATGGAACAGCAAACACAGTAACAGGATATTTAAATTCTGGAGAAAGACAGGAAATACAATGGTTATACTTATTAGCAGGTAATGTTAAAATAGAATATACAATGAATGGGTATGAAGGAAATTATGATATTTTTGTAGACGTTTTAGCAGACCTTAGACCAATTAAAGGAATTGATACCAAGTGGACAGCCGGCGCCGAAGATTTTTATGCAGTTACATTTGCAGCGAGTGACGAGAGCATATATGAAGCAGATATAATAACTGTAACAACAGAAAAAAAATTAGACATAGACGACAACGAAAAAATAATTATACCTTTGATTCCAGGAATAACAATAAATGATATCTCTATAAATCAATTATCATCGGCAAGAATTGCGGCAGGAAACTCTGTAAAAATAAATGCAACATATGCCGATTCTCCTATTTTTTGTTTTTACAAAAAATGATAAAAAAATATTTCAGAACACAAGGTGTGTTCCATATCACAAATGTTTGTAATTTGACGTGTAATAATTGTGATGTATATAGTAACAGAAATTTTAAAAATCATTTTTATTGGAAAGATCACGCAGACATGTATATCGAATGGTCAAAAAAAATTCGATTAAATGAAGTTAACATCTTTGGCGGCGAACCATATACTAATCCTGATTTAATGACATGGGTTGAATCATTAAAAACACATTTTAAAGATGTAGAAAATTTTAATATAAGCACAAATGGCACATACTTAAAACACAATATAGATTTATCAAGAGAAATTATAAAACAAGGATTCTGGTTAGATATTAGTATTCACGATCCGTCATTTAGAAATGAGATAGAAGAAACTTTAGAAAATATTTTATCAGTTTTTAACTTTAAAAAATATAAAACAAATACAACGATAATCTTTGAAGCGAACGGTAAAAAGATAGCAAGAATTTGGGAAGCCACTGTATTCCGCTCAAATTCTATGTATAAAATAGAAAATAAAACAACATTTTTTAGAAGAAGTGACCCTGTTAAAGCACATACATATTGCATGAGTACATGCGTTCCTAACGTAGTTTTTCACAAAGGAAAAATATATAAATGTAGTTTTACTGCTATTTCTAAAGACTTAATGTCACAATTTAAAATCGAAACACGCGGTATTAATTTGCTAAAAAAATATAATTCTGCAGATCCTTTTGATACAACAGAAAATCTAGACAGATTTTTTAGGGAGTTAGACAATCATATCGATGCTTGTCAACTTTGTCCAGAAAAAGAAATAATAGTACCGATATGGCCATTGGCTAAAAAGAAGATTGAGTTATGACAACAATGTATCGTTTAGATGAAAACGTTCAAATATACATAACAAATGTGTGTAATCTGACATGTGAAAATTGTATTACTTATAATAATTTAAAATTTAAAGGGCATTATTATTTCAAAGATTACGAAGCATATTTTAAAAAGTGGAGTAAAAAACTAGAACTGAACAGTTTAACTATTATAGGCGGCGAGCCATTTACAAATCCAAAATTAATTGATTGGACTATGTCAATAAAATCCTTATGGCCCAATCTTAAAGAAATTGACATTGCAACTAATGGTACATATCTAAAACACAAAATTAAAGAATGTCAAGAGTTATTAAGACAAAATATATGGCTAGACATTAATGTACACGATCCTAGCTTATTTCATGAAATAGAAGAAAATTTAAAAGAAATATTTTCAATTTTTAAAAATATCAGAAAAGAAAAAAGTAGTGAGTATTGTGATATTTTTTACATAGGCTCTCGAAAAATAGCAAAATTAGATAAAAAATATGTGTTTTCTAAAAAAAGTCTTCGTAGCTTAAAAAATAATATAATCTATATGCATGATAGTGATCCATCTAAATCTCATGGAGAGTGTGGATATTGTTACACATTTATGGAAGGAAGATTATATAAATGTTTTTTAACCGCAGTTTCAAAACCACTATGTAATCAATTCGAGGTCGAACCTCGAGCAAAAGAATTATTATTAAAATACAAATCGTGTTCACCATTCGACGAAGAACATATTATTAAAGAATGGATAGAAAATTTACCAAATCCTATAGAACAATGTAGATTATGTACAGAGACAAACACAGTCAAACAAATATGGCCATTATCTAAATTGAAAACTAACTTAGTATGAAAAAAATTTACTTAAAAGAAATGTTTTTTCATGTAACACATGTATGTAATTTAACATGTGAAAATTGTGATTCTTATAACAATAGAAATTTTAAGGGTCATTTATTTTGGAAAGATTATGAAGATTATTATATAGAATGGAGTAAGAAGTTAGATGTAGATACTATAAATTTAATAGGAGGCGAACCTTTTGCAAATCCAAAATTAATTGATTGGGTCAATCAAGTTTCGAAATACTTTACTTCTACTAAAAATTTTAGAATAAGCACCAATGGAACGTACATTCAGAATAATATTGACCTTGCTATAGAAATAATTAACAAAGGATTTTCTTTTGATGTATGTGTACATGATCCTGCATTAAGAAATAGCATAGAACTATCTATAAACAAGATATCCGCCCTCATTAATGCAACTAAAGTTGTCAATGGATCAGTAACAAATTATATTTTAAATGATCGAAATGTAATAAAACTATATAACACTTATGTTTTTTTTAAAGCATCAACAGAAAAAATAGAAAATAAAATAACCTTCTTTAGAAGAAGTGATCCAGTTAAAGCACACGACCTCTGTATGCAAGAATGTGGACCATCGCACTTTTTTATGAAAGGTAAAATATATAAATGCTATTTGACCGCAATCGCTTCAGATCTGACAAATCAATTTCAATTTGAACAAGAAGGAGCAGACCTTTTAAATTCATATGTGCCCGCTGATCCATTTGATTCGGAAGATAAACTGGTACAATTTTTTAATGAAATACAAACTTATATAAAACAATGTCAACTATGTGCAGAAAGAAAAATTATTAAGCCAATTTGGCCATTGTCAAAAAGTAAGGTAAAGTTTTAATGAAAATATCACTGCCAATGGTGGAAATTTTTTATGGACATCGATGCAATTTATCCTGTAATGGATGCACTTCGGCGTCAGACATTATAAAAAATTACGAGCACGATCCAACATTAGATTCGATATTTGAAAGTATCGATGATCTTTCCAATTATGCCGATGTAAATGAGTTTGATCTGATGGGAGGAGAAGCATTTTTATATTGGGATTCTATAGAAAAGATTGTCGAACATATAAGAATAAAATTTCCTAATAGCACTATCGGAATCTGTACAAACGGACTACTGCTAGATAAATTTCAGAATAAACTAATAGAATTTTGCAAAACTTTTCACCCTTGCGTGATTGATATCACCAATCATTTTAAATTGTTCTCAGACGACATCATAGCTAAGAAATTTCATAAAACACTAGAGAAATTCCTCGAAACTAATCATATGAATAAAAAGAGTACAATTAAATGGGGTGTAGTTCAAGACAGTGTAGAATTATATTCTTCTAGCACATTCAATGTTAGAATAGCAGACGCAGAATATTTTTATAGCTGTTATTATACAAATAATGAAAATAAAATAAAACCTTTTGCAACAAATGACCCCGAAGGATCTTATAAAAATGGATGTTCGATGCCAAATTGTCATTTACTATACGAATCTAAATTATACAAGTGTTCGTGGTTTGCAATTCTTCCTAAAATTTTAAAAATAAAAAATCAACTCGACGATAACGACTGGTCAAAATATTTAAATTATAAAGCACTTAATTTAAAAAATCCTACTGTAACTGAATTAAAACACTTTGTAGAAACTTCTAATAAACACATTGATCTTTGCGATATGTGTAATAACAATAAACTTTTTTCAATAAAACATTCTAAAGAAAATGTTATCGCAATAAAAAATGAAAATATTTGATACAAAAGAAGAAAGTTGTTTTGGAATCGTATACGAAAATTTGTCATTACCTGACCGAGAAAACCGTATTATATTTCATGACGGAAAATTTTTATCTGAATCAAATAATCATAGGTACCCCAAGTATACGTTTTTTGATTATTATAAAGATTATTACTCTGATTCTTTTTTAAAAAATTATAATGTTCCTTATTTAATTAT